GCTAGACTCTGGAAGAGAGAAAATTTCCTCGGGAAAATTTTATATGAAAAAAGTAAGAACGAATTTGGTCTCCTATAGATAGAAATGGCCTCCAATATATCTATTAACATCTTTATTACATTTATAGTTTAGCAAGCCGCTCCAGTTTATATAGCGCTAATTCTCTCTACGGATTTAGGTCAATTGTGGAGCCACGGTGGATAACAGCGCCACTTGTATTGTGTGTCGTTGTACCTGATACATTCTTTGTTTCTGTGCCGGCCACATCTACTACCATATTACCACCCACCTTTAGATTAAAGTCACCACCACTATTCATATTAATTTTACCTGTTGTTGTAATTAGGTTTACATCACCTGAGTCTACTTGTATATTAATGTTGGCGCCTGTGCCTACTTGTATGTCGTAATGGTTATCTACGGTGTTTGATTTGTTTATGTAAATCTTATGGCGGCCGTCTATTGAAATATCAGAGTCGCCTGATATGGACACTTGTTCTTTATTACTTAATAACCTATATGACTGGCCTTTAATTATTTCTACCTTGTTACCATCTTTGTCTATTTCATATGAGGTGCCTGTTCTATGAGCACTGTATAATCTTTCATGGCCATTTGTGTCATCATACTCCATAAGGTGGCCTGATTCGCTTTCGTAAACTGTATTGTAAGGGTATACCGTGGCATAAGGGATTTCTGGTTGGTCAAAGGTATCTCCATCACTGCCTATTATATCTGATCCATCGGCCGCCGTAACAGGATTTACATCTGCTGTGGCAATACCAGTAATTCTTGTTGATCTTCGTAGTGTAAGGGCCAAGTGTGGATTTATCTCATTACCATCCTCATCCTTTAGATTGACGGCCAAACGATTGGTGTCCACCTCATCCTTATACTTCGGATAAACACCGTTAGGGTCATAAAAACCTTTTGCCGTATTGGCCAACTCTGAAGGACGGCCAGGTAAACTGCCCATCACCAAAGGTTCCTGACAGGTCATACCATCTCTAAAATACCCAAATACCCAACTGCCTTCAACCAGCCGAGATGGGGAAGTTCCAAGGCCAGATATTCCGGCTGATGATACGGGTAATATTACATACGCCCATGGTAAGTCGGCCGTTGGTAACATAGTCTTTGATTGTGTATGAAAGCCTATACAACGTACACGAACACGGCCAAGGTATTGAGGGTCATGTCTATCCTCTACTACGCCATTAAACCAGATAAAACCGTTACGGCCTAAAAATTTATTGTCAATCATTTTTTATTTTTTTTCGATATATGTTTGCTTTTAATTCACTCACTATACGTCATTTAAACCTATTTAATATGGCCGTACGCAAATGTCTAATCCACTCTACTCCCTTTGATATATAGGCCATCCCTTGTCCAATATAGAAACAGGCAGTCGCCAGACTGACTTTATCTCTTGGCCCCTTATAGAACCTCTGATACTTCTCTGTATAATATACTTCTATCAATGCCCCTGAGAGGTGGCCAATGTTATTCTTAAACTTGTCTATTACATTTCTCATTATCTTATTTACTTGCCTTTCACGGTGGTTTGTGTTATATTTGTAGTATTATCTCTCATATCTGGTAGATGGCCATGTCCTAAGCGCTCGGAAGCGTCGGAAATCTCGGTTATCCTGTGAGTATCTCTGAATTAGCCTTATCCATCTATATCCTCAAATGTTGGTCTATTATCGTTTTCGTAAACGTTAATAATCTGATTGTTATTTTTGTCTTTTAATTTTACTACGACCTTATCTGTTTCTACTGGTAAAGCAGAGGTAACGGCGTCCTTAACACATCTCATAATCATTTCATGTTTTTGTGTAGTTTGGTCTATCATGTGTTTAACTTGTAATACTAGGTATCGTCCACTGTAATATGGATTTAATTCTTGTTTTTGATCTGGCGACACTGGTTTTTGATAAGGCAAGGCAAAGCTAATCATGTCACCAGCATGTACTTTGGTGTTACCAGGAACGGTCAGGATTAGATTAAAGTTGTTCATCTGCTCTCTTTGTGATACACTATTTGGTATCAATTCTCCTTGGTCTTCAAACTCATAATCATTGTGTATCTTACTTGTTTGTGTAGCCGTCATTAACTTGGCGTCTGGATGTTCACTTAAATTCTTTTCTGTATTATCAAAGTTGGCATATGGTTGTAGAAACTTAATGCCTGACTTGTTACCATTACTATGCTCTGTATGAAAAAACTCACCAAATGATCCGTGATAGTCAAATGTGTGCTCTTCAATTGTCTTGTGGTATATGTCATGTGTAATAAGTTTATTGGCAAACATACCATTGTTTAGTTGTTCAAGTATATTTACAGGATCAACAAAACTATACACTGACACATTTCTCATATCTTGTGTTATATCTTTATCACCACCTACTCTTACGTTGGCAGGTTGCATGTGGTATTTCTCTACTACAGGTCTAGCAGTATGGCCGCCCACTGCCATTAATGATTCTATACTTCTAAAATGAAACCCTTGTATTGTTTCAAAAAATAGGTAGTTTGAGTTCTTGTAGTTCTTACTAATTGCTGAGGCAGCCAACATCTTAATAGCGGCAAATGGTTTTATATTTGGTATTACAAACTTAGGGTTTGTTTTTGTTTCTTCTACAAAAAATGGTTTTCTACTGTCAAGGTATTCTTTATCAAGTAATATCTCAGCAACACCATTTTCAACAGGCCCACTAAATGCCTTTGATACTCGTTTTACATTATTACGGTATGCCTCTCTACTTGTAAAGTGTACTCTATAAACTTGTTGACGACCTGTACCACCTGATGGTCGTATTCTTTCTATCTTATAAATGTAAAATGGTTCTGTCTTTTCTTCTAAAGCGTCAATTTTGTGTTCTTCACTAACACCAGGTGTGTATAGTTTAAGTTCTAATCTTTCCATGCCTGTAATAGGCAACAATGTTCTTATATCTTGTGCATCAGCAACATTTATCTCACCTGTAATTACTTGTAGTGATATGTCTTCAACAAGTGTTAATGACATGACTTGTGGTAATATATTATGTCTAATACATTGATCGGCGTTATCTACTGATTTTTTATATGATACTATTGTGCAAACGTCTAAGTTATAATCACCGGCATATTTTATTATATCTTTATCGTCATTTACATGTGGCATAGCATTATCTTGTTACCAATCGTTCAAATTCTTCTATGAACAATGGTAGAAATTTAGGGTCAAGTAGTTTTATATTTCTTAACTTGTCTTGTTCTCTTTCTTCAAATTGTCTATTAGTTACTGATTGAGATCCAACTGTTGTACTATTTACTTCTACCTTGTGGCTATAGTCAAATGGTCCATCACCTGTGTTATTACCACTTGATTGTGTAACTTCATAATGGTGTACACCATCCGGTTCAGCATACTTATCTTTTACATATGTTTCAAAGTCTGACTCTGACAATGGCCAACCATAGTATCTGTCTGTAACATCATTAGAAATTAGTATCACCCAAAAATAGTCTGTGCTACCAAAGTGTTTAAACGCCGTTGTTTCAGGTGTTTCACCACTAGGTACATCATACAGAGAGTATAAGGCAGCGTTCTCTTTTAAACTTTCTCTGATCTTAATTCTTCTAAAAATATCACTAACTAGTTTTAAATTCTTTGTGTTGTTTATATCATACAACAGTTTAGGGAATGTTTCAAAATACTTCATCTTAGTAACCCTCTGCTATCATTTCTTTAGTCATAATTTCTGTTTCAGTAAATGACAATGTTAATGACACGTTTACAGGAGCAGCGCCTTGGTCGTCAAACTGTCTAAATGTACTAAACTGGTCACCACCATAATCAATTGCTACATCTGTTAATACACATCTACTAATTTTGTTTAGGTAATTGTTTATTTGACCTTGATAGGCATAATGTATTTCAAACTCACTAGGCACCTTAAAGTATCTACCACCAGATATGTCGTTCTCTAGTTCAGGATGCATATGAAACTTAAATAGTTTACAAATTTTATCAATGTCTTCAACTTCATCTTTGTTTCTTGCCTGTAAATTAAATGTGTAATTAAATTGTCTGTGATTTACTTTTTCAAATACAACTTCACTAAAAGGGTTTTCAGCAAAACCACTTATCTTTGTAATAGCACCTGATATATCACCTAAACCTATGGCTTCACCAAGACCAACACCTGTTTTCTTAGCAGCTTCTAAAGCAAAACCACCGGCACCCTTTAAAAATGCTTCTATTTGATCTTGTGTACCAGAGGCAGATGTTGTTTCGGCAAATGTCTTAGCAGCTAAACCAGCCATGCCTAACTCTGTAGGCCCATTGACCACACTGTAAGAGGCCTTGATGGCAGGTGGCATGTATAATGCCACGGCAGTTGTAACTGTATTGTGGACTGGTTTACGAGAGTTGACACTGTTTCTTGTGCCTTTACCTATTTTCATAGTATCACCATTTCTGCTCGTTCTTAATTTTTGTATGTTATAACTTGAGCCACCATAATCATCCGTGTCAACACTTGATACGCCTAGTGTGTTATGAAACTTGTTGTCTGTTATCTCACTATGTTTAGATGATACAACATAAAATATCATGTAGTGGCCTTGTTCACTATTACCTAGGTCTCTAGGAAACTGTATGCTAGCAAATCCTAATGGGTTTGCTTTCATGTGTGAAGTTGGTTCTTTTGTGCTTGGTAGTTCTAGTTTTGATTTCTTTAGTAAATCCTGAGCAGCTGCCTTTGATTTAGCAGATGACTTGTTACCTAAACCATTGATGAAACTACCACCTAATGATAATAATTGTCCTAATTTGATTGAAGCCATTTAAGTTACCTATATATTAGTAATATTTATAATGAAAAAAAGACAATCATACAAAGGTATTTACAGACCTACCAACCCAAAGAAATATGCTGGCGACCCTACTAGAATTGTGTATCGTTCTAATTGGGAGCGTAAGTTTATGGTATATTGTGACAGGACAGAGGATATAACCTATTGGGCCAGTGAAGAATTGGCGATACCATATATCAATCCTATTGATAGAAAGAAACACCGTTACTTTCC